TTATCTAGATCAATGCACTTTTCATAAGCGCGGCCAGAGATTGTCTGCTTTGGCTGTAGCTCCAAGATGACGGACACGTTGTCATGTGTGATTGGTGCTTTCTTTTGTGTCGCTATGTACTTGACTTCATTTTTGTACTTGATCGCTTCCTTGGACTGAACCTGACGACCCTTGTAGACGCGCCAGATGCTGTTCATTGACACTGGATATGGAAGCTGAAGGGTTAGCATAGAGGTATTGTTACATTCTTTAGCTTTGCCTGCAACTTGATCCCAAATCGTACCTTGTGTTTTCAATCCTAAAAAATCCGGGAAGCATACTGGCTCGTTCAAGTGGTTAAGGGAGGGAGCGTAAGCGACCCTCCCAACCACGAACTGTAGCTTGTCGGTTTTGAGTTGATCCCAGTATTTTTTTCTTATAGGGATCAAGGATCAACGGATCAACGAAAATCAACCTGCAAGAGAGTAAAATTTAGCTGCATTTTTGGCTGTGCTTGCAGACCTGCAAGTGAGCATGCCAGATTCTATCAAAACCTTGATTGCGTCCCTCAGATCCTCCTGCTTGCGCTGTGTTGCCGTCTTGATGTCGGCCCAAGGAACGTCAACGCCCCCTGCTTGACGAACGTAAGACATGACTTCCATTTGTATGATGGACTGTCGCATGTGTTCTTGCTGCTCTTTCTCTTCTGCTTTTTGGGCCTTTTCCATGTCTCGCACATCATCCGCATCTGCTGGTGCAGGCACTCCATAACGGTAAATAATTTCCTGATCCTGACCCCACGGTGTTTCTACGACTGTGCGTGATGTAAAGCTATTAAATTCTAATGCACTAAACAACGCTTCAAACCGTCTTTTACCAAGAATCATATAACGCTTATCTGGATTTTTTTTGTCTCCAATTAAGAATGCAGTCGCATTTGAATCTCCAACGAAAGCACCAGCGCCTCTTGGTGACAAATCATCCAGCTTAGTTGAGCTAGCAGTTATCTTAGTTAAATGTGCAATTAGCCAGCAGCTGCCTGGACCTATTGCTTGTTTAATTGTAGATATGTATTTACCAACCTCTGAGTTATCGTTTTCATTCTCAAGATCAATAGTTGCATTAGTCGTGTCTAATACTATTAAAGGCTCTACAATATAATTGTTATATTCTTCTGATGCAGTATATTGATACTTTTTGCGCCAGTTTGTAATACTAAATCTAATACGATCCATAGTGCGTCTGTCAGCACTAATGACATGGAACCATTGATCGAACTCGCCAACCGGCTTCGCCGTGGCTTCGTTTTCGATCAGACCGGACATGATTCGATGGATCTGTGCAGGATCTTCTGTGACATAAACCACGTGCCTGCGTAGCCCGATTTCCATGTGCGGAACACGCCAAAGACCAGCAACAAATGCAGCTAATGGCGCAAGCACGCTTGTCTTGCCAATGCCAGAAGCGCCAGCAATCATTGTGATGCCAGTAGCGTTAAAACCATCAATCACGTATTCGATTGGCTTTGGTCCTGATGAAAAGAAGTGAGGGCTGATTGGCTCATCTAAAACTGCCCATTCTTCTATGTCGTCAACGTTTGAATTTGGATTAAGCCATCCAGCATTCTGTGCTGATGTAAGAATGTGCCGGTAATCCATGTCATTGCGAGTGTCAATCTTAAACTCGTTCCATTTGCGACTGGATTCGCTTGCATCGTACTTGTCAGATTGCTGGGACCATTCCAGCCATAATGAACGTCCAACGTTGCCATGCTTTTTAAGGGCTATGCCAAAGTTGATCCATGTTGGCCGGTCTTCTGCGTCAAAGATTGTCAGCGCTGATCTAACATGCGCTATCTGACTTTTGCTTAGATCGTAGCTTTCGTACTCCTCGTTATTTGTCTTGGCTTTTGTCCTGCCAGCAACGATAGGGCGCAAGTTCTGACGCACAAATGCTTCCAAGTCATGCAGCTTGCCAAATTGAAGCGAGTTAGCTGTGACCGTAAAGTAACGTCCAGTTGAGTACGCTTCTATGCCATCTTCTTTGTTAGCGCCAATCGCTTCAAATGCAGAGCCGTAGCCAATGCAATGGACACCATCATTGTTAGGCGATAGCTCAACGTATCCTGGCAAAATGTCTTTAAGCGCTTGCAGATGCGAGTGCTGGCTAAGTCCGTCAAAGTCAATGCCTTGCCAATAATGTCCTGTGCCATCTGGTCCTAATGCAAAACCAAGGCCAGAATACTTGGCTGGCTGTGACTCGTATGCATACGATATTTGCTCAAACGTAGCCAGCTTTTCAGCGTCTTCTGGTGTGTCTGTTGCACCTCTTGGTGTGCCAGATGCGTAGTAAGGAACCTTTAATGGTTTCTTTGTTGAATCTGGATTTGGCCGCTCTTCCCAGAGCAACCAGCGCTTAGCTGCAAGCATTTCATCTGGCAGGTTCTCGGTAAATGGCTCAAGGTCTAATGGCTGAATTTCTCCAGTCTCCTTGTTTACTTGCATGCTGGCCTCACAAACGTCAAATGGTCAGATAATGCCCATGCAAAAAATGTTTTAAATTCAAGGTTATTTGCGCAATAGTTGCGTGTTGCTAAAGATTTGGCATACCAAGTCTGATCTGAATCTTTGCTTGTACAACCTATATAAATTGGTTTTTGTAGGGCAGCTGCGTAGCCTATTTCTGTCAATGTGCCATGCGCTATCTCACTGTTGTCAGAAAGCCATACAAACACAGCATCAGCATCTTTAATTCCTTGTGTTGTTTTTCTTACAACCAAATCGCGCAAGGCTTTCTGAAAGTGATAACCCTCTATTTTTTCGTCAGGCCCAAGATACATTGAATCATTACCGCAAGTTGGACCAACAGCATGCTTAAATTGATGCGCGCAACCATGATCACAAGACACTGTAAACGGACCTGTGTACGTTAAAGTGTGCGACCTAAACACAAAAGTTGGATAGTCAGTAATCCAGTATTCATCTTCATGACGGTAAATATCAACCGGCAAGCCAAATCTGTTGCGTTCGTATCCAATCCTGCCTGCAATATAAACTTTCATTTTCCTTTCTCCATAAAGTAGTCACTAAGCGCCTTAACGGTCTTGTAAGACGGATTGTCGTTCTTGCCTGATCGCACATCGCAGACAGTGCTGTAATGCAGTCCAGTAGCGTCCGCTACCATGTCTATGCGCCTATCTAGCAATTTCTCCCTAACTTCCTCTAGCGTCATCATTTAGCTTATCTCCTAAAAATTAGTTTTCAAGGCTTGACATCTTAGCCACAAGCACCTAGCATTGTCAACGCACCCCAAACTGCATTGTGCAAACCGGGGATTTAACTGGAGTCTTTAATGGCTATTTCACTTTCCAGCACTAAGAACTTTGGTGCTGACAATTCCAAGTTGCTTGTGTATGGACCGCCTGGTGCTGGCAAGACAACGCTAGTAGCAACGCTTCCAACGCCAGTCATCATTTCTGCTGAAGGCGGCCTGTTGTCTCTCAATGGCTACGACATTCCGTATGTCGAGGTTAAGACGATTGAGCAGCTACACGAAGCCTACAAGTGGGCGGCTCATAGCAAAGAAGCTGAACAGTTTCAGTCAGTCGCGCTTGATAGCATCAGCGAGATTGCAGAGGTTGTGCTGAACGCTGAGAAGAAGCTGACTAAAGATCCGCGCCAAGCGTATGGAGCGCTACAGGAACAAATGACGGATCTGATCCGCGCATTCAGAGACATTCCCGGCAAACATGTCTACATGTCAGCCAAGATGGAGAAGATGCAGGACGAAGCTGGGCGCGTTTTGTACGGCCCATCTATGCCGGGGAACAAGCTAGCACAGCAGCTTCCATACTTCTTTGATGAAGTCTTAGCGCTACGAGTAGAGAAAGATGAAGAAGGTAAGCCACAACGCGCACTCATGTGTGACTCGGATGGCCTATGGTCAGCTAAGGATCGGTCTGGTCGTCTGGATGCTTGGGAAGAAGCTGACCTTGGACATATCATTAATAAAATCGTAACTGGTAACAAAGCATGAAACTGACACTAGTAGACCAAAACAACCAAGAGC